TTTTTTTTTTTCCGCGAAGTGTTAAGAAACCTCTACTAACGGAATTCGGGAAAACCCTAGACCTAAGACTGTGAACGAATAAAGGTCCTGTTCACAGAATAATGATAGTTATATTAAGAAATAAACAGCAATTGCAATAACAAAAGAAACAATTGAAAGAAAGCACCAACGCATCAACCAACCAATTCCATTGGAGAGAAAAACTTGAAATAGCTACCCCGATTAGAAACGAATTTTGCTAATGCCCTAGTAATACCGTAAGGAACGATAGGCAATTTATAAAATTGCTGCGCAGCCTCGGCAACGGCATCCACCTTCAATCCATTATCATATCCTCGCAAATCAGCCCCCATGCTAACCCACTTTTCCTGCAAAGTGTCATCCCTATTTCCAACCCACACGGGAGTCAGGGCAGACTGCAATCTAGCCCAGGGATCCGCTACAAAACACCATCTCCCATTGATCCGCAAGCGAAATTCTTTGCACATATATCTGACGTCATTAGTAAAGAATTTTGCACTTAGATTAAAGGTAAGACTCATTCGCTCCACAGCTGCCTCAACAGCCACCGCCCGCGAAAACTCAGCATCCATATCATCTCCCTTAATATCTAACATGACAATGGAATTGCGATCAATGTTTGTGGCCATCAATACTGCCATGAGATTAATAAGACCATTCCTAAGCAAGGTCTTCCACAATCCAGACACTCCTCCCCACACCATAGAAATCACCACTCCATATAACATGGACATGGCTTTCTTTGGCCCATGAGTCTGTTCCCAAATAGCCAACCGCTCCTTATTCAGACCCATGCGTGCGTAAAACCGCGTCTCACACTTCAATCCAACACACTCTTGTGCCCTATCATATGTTTTGATATCAGCCGCATAACTCACTGTAGCCGGAAAAGACTGTCTCACAGCATCTTGTTCGTTGTACCAATTCTCATGCTCCTCAACACTTCTTTGTGAATTCAATGAAATGTTAGGCCTAAGACATTCATCCAAACACTTCTTAAACCGCCTAGTAATTGAGGAATACATGGCATTAGTCGAAGAATTGTCTAAGTACATTATAGTCTGTGGATGATCTGCCTTAACATCAGAATCACCATCTCTCGAAGGCTTCACCTTTCCTTTAGCCATCAACAACCACCTATCCAGATCAACATGACCTTCCAAAAAAAACTCATCAAGCATCTTCTGAGCTTTTTTTCATCAACACCAGCCAAAAACGAGTCAATATCCTCCGCATTGGGCTCCCATAAACCTGTCTCCAAATGCTTATTGAGAATAGCCTCCCAATCCTCAACAAAGCATGTGTCAATGAGTCTGTCGACTACCT